GGCGCATTCCTTCTCAACGCAGACCTTCTTGTCTTTAAGCCTCTTTCCGGTCTTTTCGGAATACCTGGGATGATATTCAAAGAATCCCGGAATAAGTACGAACTTCACCTGCTTCTGAAGGTCGGAAATCTCTCCCGCTTTCTGAAGAAGCAAAAGCTCCTGCCATCGTTTGAATTCCTTCTCGCTTGCAAAGGTCTCTCCGTTAACGGTAATCTTCTTGGCGTGGAGCTTGTTCCCCTTAATCAAGGCGAACACCTCCCTTGTTTTCGGAAAGAAGCCATTCCCGGATTCCGTCCCGGCAGTTACCTTCCTTGCAGTTATCCTCGCTGAATGCGCAGAAAGCGCATCTTCCGTCCGCGGAACCCGCAATAACCCTTGCAACCGTCTCGATCCCCGTGTCCGGAGGAAGAACTTCCTTCATTATCTCAAAGTTTGTCATCGGAAACCTCCTCGTCCATCTGAGCACCGCAGAAAGGACAATAATTTAAAAAAACATATTCTTCCGCACCATTAAGCAAAACCGGGTGTAAACAATCAGAACAATGCCAACAGTCGGTGTTTTCTTCTGTCCAATGAGCATGAACAACAGGTTTTGCTTCTATGGTGGGTTGTTTGTCTATTACTTTTTGCACCATGCGTAATACAGCCTCAGCCAAATATGTTTGATGTATTGTGATTAAGAATTTTTTTAATTCTTTTACGAATGCTTCCGCATCAATAAGTCGCATTGTCATTCTCCTTTCGGTGGTTCCGGTAAAGGCATCCAATGGGTTGTTTGTTGCTTAAACCCCCTGCGCCGAAGATAAAGACTTACGCAAATCGTATATCCATAACCGAGGTCATCAAACACCAAAACATAAGAACCATCTTCCGGCAACCTGTCTTTTACGCTTATCCATTCAGCCATTGTCAGCCCTCCTGTTCCATGCTTCTATTGCTTCTGCTTCTGTTGAGAAATACCGGCGAGTCCCTGCATGGCAAGTTCTACAAATCACAGCAAAATCGTGAGGTTTCAAATCCCAAACTGATTCTGACGTCTCGAGCAGAAGTGCTTCCCCTCCGCAAAAAGGACAACGTTCCAGTTCATCCATTCCCGTCTTCCTCCTCGTATTTCTGATAAAGCATCCTTGCGATTCTGCATTTTTTGAACTTCGTTCCGCAGCAGTATCTGTGCTTATATGCCTTGAGGCAGGCGGGACTTCCGAATGCAAGATGGAGCGAAGTGTTGTCCTCAACCCCTTCGCAAAGAATCATCTGCGCTTCCTCCTCGGAATAAAACGGACAGAGAACACTCTTGTCCGCCCTTCTTTTTGATTTCATCGGCATTCACCTCCCGGACGAACCGAATCCGTTGTCGCCTCTTTCTGTCTTCTCAAATTCATCAACAAGAAAGAGCTCCGGCATCTCGCATCTTGAAATAACAAGCTGTGCAATCTTGTCTCCCGCCTTGAAAACGCAGGGTCTGATTCCGAGATTGATTATTTTAACTTTGATGGAACCTGTGTAGCCGGAATCGATGGTTCCGTCCGTTATGATGCATTTTGAAAAGAGCAGTCCCGATTTGGAACGCATATCCCCGAAAAATCCGAACGGAATCTGGATATGAACTCCGGTGTCGATTTCCGCAGATGGAAATGCGAAATAATCCTCGTCGAGTTCCGTCGGCAATCTCAATCCGAATGCCCTGCGGACAACGGAAATGATTACGTCCCAAAGCGAAGGAACCGTAACGTCGCACGGCGTATAAAGGTCAAGTCCCGCATCCGCCTTATGCGCCCTGGTGGGCATAACAGACTTTTCTCCGTCAAGCATGATTTTGATTATCATAAACTAATCTCCTTCCATAAAATAGCTTTTACCATTGACTCTGCAAAAGAATCCTTCTTCCGGAATCGCACCCAAAACAATCATTCCCCGCACCCTATATGATCCGCCAAAGAAATCTTTTGTAAGTTCCATGCTCTTTTGTATTCTCATATTGGCAATAAGCGCGTCACTCATTTCACGCAGAAGCCTTTCCTTGCAATATTCCTCCAACGCCTCCGGAGTCATCTCATGTACGAAACTCATGGGAAGCGAAATCTCCGCGCTGATTTTTCCTCCGAATGGAACATAAGGAAAATCTTTTTTGTTTGCTGTGCCTCTTTTCACTTCAACATCATTTCCGCAGTATTCACATTCGGATTGAGAATCTTTGATTGGTGCGCCGCAATGTTTACAGGTTTCCATTTTTCTCCCTCCTGTTTCTCCGGGCAACCGCCTCGTCGAGTTTCCTTTGAACCGTCTCCGTCCAGGAATCAAGAAGGAGAATCTTGTCCTCGTTGGTGATTCCCTCGTCCGGAGAGATTACGTCGTTTTTGATTCTTGTAAGCTCTGCCTGGACTGCATCATAAAAATCCGAAAGCCTCGGAAGCGAAAGATAACCCAGGTCATCGTTTGCGTTATACATGGTGAGCATCAGAAGACATTGCATGAACTCAAAACCGCAGATAGTCTCGTTGCTCCTCTTCTCCTCAAGTCCCCTTTCATAACCCTGCTTATATGCAACGGAAGGGTTCCTGCTCACCGGAATCTTCGCGGGTGCTCCGGAAGGTTTCTTTTCTTTTTTAAGCTTCATTTTCTGCCCTCCTGGATTCTTTTAAGATGCTTGAGGCGACCTTTTATGTATGCCGGACTCACAATCGCCTTTCTTACGTTTTCGATCTTTTTCTCCCTGCGCCTGCGAAGCTCGTTCATTATCCGGTATCTCGCATACCGCTGACAATCTGCGTGACAGGTGGAAGACCTTCCGTCTTCCTCCGTGCATCCGTGACAGGGACTCTCATACATAGAGCTCATAATTAATCCCCCTCACAAGCCTTGCCCAGGTTCCGTCGTCCGGACACCAGATTCTTCCAATGTCCTCAATGGTTCCTCCCCGGTAATATTTCCCTTCCGGGTTAAGGTAGTGCTTCCGGAGGAACCAGGAAACGTAATCGATGCATTCGGGGACGGAATCGAACTCCGCCCTTCCGAATCCGAAGATGTTGTTCTTCCGGAACATAAATTTTCCGTGTCCGGATTCAAGGGAAGCCACCGCCGCAAGAAAACAGGCGTTGATTTCATAATCCTCTTCCGCCCATATGAATTCCTGTGCATACTGTTTGAGCTCCCCTTTGAGCACCGATTCAAGCTCCTCGACGGTATAACCGCAGGGCTCTTCGATTCCGGGAACTTCATAAGCGAATGCCTCAACCGCAAGGAAGATAACGATCGCCGCAAGAATTGCTCCGAAGAGCAGGCTCAAGAAAAGTTCTCTGATGATTTTCTTCATGATGCAATCGCCTCCGGTTCCTCGATTTTTCCAAGAACAGGCTGTGCAAGAAGAACTTCCTCAACCTTTCTGATGACTTCAAGATTATCCTCTGTGAGAGGTACAGCTCCCAAAAGGTCGATCTGAAGCTTGTTTCTATCTATGAGATATTTCATGTTTTCACCTTTCTTTGATTCCGAAGTAAGCATAAACTCTGTCAATGTCGGGAAGCTTCCGCATAAGCTTCCCGACCTCTTCCCTGCTGACATCGATTCCGTATCTGTCATGGAGTCTGTGATGATGAAAATCGATGTCATTCTCCGGAACGGAGTTTTCAACTTTTCCACAATGAGGAGGAGAGAATAATACTATTCTTTCTTTGTTCTCATTGTTATAATTGTTATCATTGTTGTTTGTGTTCCTCATCGGTTCCTCATCGGTTCCTGTCCGGTTCTTTTCCGGTTCTTTTTCTGTCCCGTGAATGCTGAAATTGCTGTAGTTTATGAGGAAAAAAACGGTTCCTTTTCCGCTCCTTTTTGTACCCAACATTCCATCTTTCGTCAGAACATCTATGAAACTATGTGTTTTCTTCCTTGACCATCCCCAAGCCTCGGCAAGAGCGGTTTCGGAAGAAAGAAAACCTCCGACGGGAATCTCGATGATGCTGTTTTCAAAGCAAACCTTTCGCTCTTCATGGTTCGCACGAAGAATCATATCCACCCAGGCTTGCCCTTTCGAGAAAGGCTTGTCTTCCCAAAGCCAATGGTCGCGTATCTGCCTGTGAAGGCTCACCCATCCCTGCTCCACAATGCTTCCTCCTCGATTTCAATCAGCCGTGGAATGTCTTCGCGGCAAGATAGTGGTAATAAATATGTGCCGCCGCTTTGGAAAGACTTATAAGCTTTTTAAGCGCGGCGGAATCAAGTTTCATTTCGCAGGAAGACTCAATTTCCGTGGAATCAAGTCCGACGATGATGGTCATTTCCTTGACCGCACCTTTGTTTTCTTCCTCGAACATGGAGGTCTGGTCTTCCTCTCCGGTAACAAAATGAACTTCATAAGGATAGGTCTCAAACGGTTCCGCCTCGGCGAAATCGGTGTTCAGTACGCAGTAATTGCGAAGCTTCTCAACAGAAGCTATGTAAAGGTCTTTAAGCTGAATGCTGCTCATGGTTTTTCCTCCTTAA